AAGAAGCATATGATAGATTGAGGAAAGACTTAAAAGAAGCATCTGAGAATGTTGGATATAATTCAGTGCCATTATTTCAAGGTGTTAAGACTACACAATATGGCAGAATGTATGGGAATTTTCAAAATTTAGAAGATGACGTAATAAAAATGATGGCTGTTATAAATACAGAACTTAATTATTTTTCAGATTTTTTAGAAATACCAAGGATGCGTGGGTATAATTTAGGCGCTGGAAGAGCCATAGCGTCACAGGGCGATGGCGTAATGAATATTAATCCCGAATATTTTGCTCGATTTGCAAAAGATATGCGTGACCCAACTGACCCAAAAATTGTTAGTAAAAAACTTTCTATCATAGATAAGGAACTTGTTAGTATAAGTGATGAATTGATAATTCTTAGCCGCGAAAGAAATAAACTATTAGACGATAGAGATGCTGGGATTTTTACTACTGCCCAAATTTTTGACAGATTAGAAGCAATAAAAGCTGAAATTATGCTCAAAAATCAAAGAAGGGTAGATTTAAGACAAAATGGGCGTAATTTAGAAAAATATGAAAAATTTGATAACTATACTATAGGTGGCGCAAAGCCATACACATCAGAAAAGTATTTTAATAATGGTTTAGATCACATGAGGTCTACAATGTATCATGAATTTGGCCATCATATTCATCAATACCTTAAAGCGCAAATTACATCAAACGGGCATTTAGTTGGAAGGCCAACTGAAGCTAAAGTAAAAAAGTATTTTTTAAGTAAGTTCAAATTTAAAAAGAAAAGAGAAAAAATCTTTTCAACACGCTATGCAGAACAAGATGCTTACGAATGGTTTGCTGAACAATTCAGCTTGTTCGCAATGAATAGAAAAGATGATTTAGTAACGACAGAGTTTTTAGAATTGTTGGAGGAATTATTTAATGGCAAAAAATTTAGATAAAATAAACGATATATTGGCAAAAGATGAAAATATAACAAAAGATGATTTTAAAGAAATACAAAGATTATTTCCTTTATTAGATTATAGAGAGCAGGGTATAGAAAGTATTATTATGGGAAAATTAGAAAGACTTTGGCTTTCAAAACTAATAGACTTTAAGCCAACACAACTAGCCTTTGACCCGTAATGGTGTTATGTGTTAGATTGTAGGCAATAATTTGGAGTATTCTATGCCATTACCAAAACCTAGTTTGGGGGAAGATCGACAAAGCTTTATTGATCGCTGTGTTGGTGATGACAAGATAACAAGTGAATATACGGGCAATGATCAGAGGATTGCGGTTTGTATCAGTCAGTTTGACGAGGGCAAAAAAATGACAGATGAGGTCGGTGTTGATCTTGATCACCAAGTTGAAGATCATGAAATCAAAAGTGAACAAATAGATGTAGCGTTTGAATACAAGACGGATAAGGATGAGGAAGCTCAAGGCGTTTTCTCTGGTTATGGTTCTGTATTTGGTAACAAAGACCTTGGTAATGACATTGTTGTCGAAGGCGCATTCGCTAAATCAATTGGAAGAAAAGGCGCTAAAGCCGTAAAACTTCTCTACCAACACAAACAAGATGAGCCAATTGGCGTATTTGACGAAATCATTGAAGATAAACGTGGTTTAAAGGTCAAAGGGCGCTTGGCAATGGGTACACAGCGTGGCCGTGAAGTTTATGAGCTAATGAAGATGGGCGCGCTAGACGGGCTTTCTATAGGCTACAAGGTTGACCCAAAAAGTATTGAATATGATGATAAGGGCAAACGCCGTTATTTGAAATCCGTCGATTTGATGGAAATTTCTGCTGTCACTTTCCCAATGAACCCCCGCGCAAGGGTTCAGGCGGTTAAAGGCACAGATCGCACCATTCGGGAGTGGGAGGAAGTTCTACGGGATGTAGGAAACCTTTCACGGAATGAGGCAAAGGCGGCGGCATCAGCCGTTACCAAGGCACTAGAACAGCGGGATGCTGTGAAAGAGGAACAGCCTAAAGTTCTCGAAGCGTTAGACCGCTTTACTAACATCCTTAAATCCTAATTCTACGGAAGGAAAATAAAATGACAGAAGAAGTCAAAACAGCCGTAGACGCTATGGCAACGGCATTTGAAGAATTCAAATCAGCCAATGATCAGCGTCTTGCGGAAATCGAAGCTAAAGGTTCTGCTGATCCTTTAACTGAAGAAAAGTTAGCAAAAATCGAAGGTGATCTTGATCGCTTTGAGAATGTTAACCAGAAGCTTGTGCAACAGCAAAAACATGCTGAAGGCTTTGAAGCTAAGTTAAATGAAATCGAAACACTTTTAAAGCGCCCAGCTAATTTCATGGAAGCTAAAGAAGTAGACCTTTCATTGAAAGCATGGGACAATTTCATGCGTAAAGGCGAAAGCCAAATGGACCCAATGGAGCTTAAAGCTTTAACTGTGGGTACAGCGGCAACTGCTGGTAACTTAGCCCCTGCTGAATATGTTGAAGAGCTATTGAAGGTGATCACTGAGATTTCCCCAGTACGTTCTGTTGCTCGTATTCGTCAAACTTCAAACAAAGAAATTGAAGTTCCAAGCAAAACTGCATCATTTGCGGCGGCTTGGACTGCTGAAAGCGGTACTCGTTCAGAGACAACTGGCTACACAACTTCCTTGAACACTATCCCAACGCACGAAATGTACGCTTTAGTAGACATTTCATCACAGTTGCTTGAAGATAGCGTGTTTGACTTAGAAGCTGAAATGAACATTGAATTCGCTGAACAGTTTGCAAAAGCTGAAGGCGCGGCGTTCATTGCTGGTAATGGCACAAACAAACCAACAGGTATATCAAACGCAAATACAGTAGCTCATACAGCAACTGGTGCGGCTTCAGCGGCTATTTCTACAGATAACCTAATGGATTTGGTTCATGGCTTGAAAACAGATTATGCACGTAATGCTACATTCTTGCTAAATCGCAATACACTAGGTGTAATCCGTAAATTGAAAGACACTGCTGGTCAGTACATCTTCCAAACTGGTTTCTCTGGTCAGGCTGGCTTGCCAAACACAATCTTAGGTTCACCATATCTTGAGTGTCCTGATGTTGCTGATGCGGCTTCTGGTGCAAAATCAGTATATTATGGTGACTTCAGACGAGGTTACATGATTGTTGATCGTGTATCTTTATCAGTATTGCGTGACCCATACTCACAAGCTTCAACAGGAAACGTGCGTTATATCGCTCGTCGTCGTGTTGGTGGTGAAGTTGTATTGGCAGAAGCAATGCGCGTTCTAAAGCACGCTACATCATAAAAATGGTCGGGGGGTTTGCGCCCCCCAACTTTCAATAAGGGAGTACCCAGATGAAAATTACTATGATTAAATCATCAATTGGAATTACCAGAGAAGATGGCGCTGAAACGGCAACTTATGAAATTGGTAAAGAGTATAAGTCACAAGGTAAGTGGCAAGACGAAATTTTTAAAGGCTTCATAGACATGGGTATGGCTCATGAAATAGGCGGTAACGCAGGGCCGACGGAAACTAAAAAAGTTAGTAGCCCAAGCAAAGCAAAGAAATAAAATGAGAGGTTTTGGTAAATGTCAGGTTTAGAAATAGTAACTGGGCCAAGCATTGAGCCTATAAGCCGTGTGGAAGCGCGTGAGCAACTTAGGTTGGATGATGATATAGATGATAGCCAAGTACGTTCTTATATTACTGCATCCAGAATTTGGGCTGAAAATTACACGGGCAGAGCTTTAATTAATACAACATTTGCACAGCACTTAGATGGGTATGTTGACAACACCCCTGAACCTTATTGGGAAGGAATGAAAACAGGTCCTTCTTTAATTAAAAATATTTCAGAGATAGAAATAGCAAAAGCGCCAGTGGTTAGCGTAACAAATGTTAAGTATTACAAAGATGATAACACTGAACATACTTGGAATGCTTCAAACTATTATGTGGATATATATGGGGATGTAGGTAAAATTGTTTTGAGAGACAATGGAACATTCCCAAGCGATATAAGAGCTTCCAATGGTATTAAGGTAACTTTTGTAGCTGGTTATGGAGCAACACCTAATAGCGTTCCAGAGCCTATCAGAATGGCTATGATGCAGTATATGTCATTTATGTATGAGCATAGAGGCGATGATGAGGGCAGAAAAATTTCATTATCACCAATTATTCCAACTTTAATAAATCCTTATAAGGTTACAAGGTTCGGAGCTACACCATATAATAAAATGATCAGGTCAGGAATTGGTTAATGTCTATAGGCGCAATGCGGTCAAGAGTAGAGATACAAAAGTATACATCAACATCTGATGGTGGTGGCGGTGGCTCTGTGGCTTGGTCTAAAGTTGCCAGTGTATTTGCACAAATAACCCCTAAGACAGCTAGAAAAAATGAATTTGGTGAAGATAATCAGCAAAGAGAAGTGGTAACGCACCTGATAAGGATAAGATATAGAAGCGATTTCACAACAAAAAACAGAATTCATCAGACTTATTCTAGGAATGGTATAAGAGCTACAAGAACTTTTGCTATTAAAGGCATAATAAATGTTGATAATAAGTTTAAATACATGGAGCTTACTTGTGAGGAGGGAGTTCCAACATGAGTATAAGAACCAGCACTAGAAGAATTAACAATACACATAAAGTAGAAAAGATTTATCAAAAGCAATTGCAAAAAGTAATAGCTTTGGGCGGTCAAATTGTAATGAATGAGGCAAAGCAGTCAGTACAATCTCATGGGTCAAGTGGTATTACATATCAAAAATATAACCCTAAAAGAATACATACAGCATCAGCGGCCAATAAAACGCCAAATTCAGACACTGGTTATTTAGCAAGCAATATATATCTTAAAGTTGATGCGGATAAAATGGGATGTTCCATTGAAAGCCGCGCCGCATATAGTAAGTATTTAGAGTTTGGAACAAGTAAAATGACTGAGCGTCCCTTTTTACAGCCAGCTTTAGAGAGTAAACGAAAGAAAATAAAAGCTATGTTTGCTAAATTAAAAGCGAGGGCTACATAATGTCATTACATTCTTGGGAATTGCAAAAAGCAATATTTACAAAGTTAAATGGGAATGTTGATGGTTTGTCAGGTGCAAACATATCAGTTTATGATGATATTCCACAGGATACGAATTACCCTTATGTGCAGATCGGTGAAGAAACCGCTGTAAATGATGGGACAAAAACACTCGACGCAGTAGAGCATACCCTGACTATACACGTATGGTCACAATACAGGGGTAGACGTGAAATTAAGACGATTATGAAATCGGTCTATGATTTACTTCATAATACTGCTATAAGTGTAACAGGTGCATCGCTAGTGAATGTTAGACAGGAGTTTTCAACAACTCTAGCGGAAAATGACGGAATTACACGGCATGGGGTTATGAGATTTCGCGCTGTAGTGTTTGACAACTAAGGAGAATAAACATGGCGGCTCAAAAAGGTTCGTTACTACTATTAAAGATTGGAGCAGATGCCACAGCGGCGGCGGCTTCAGATACATACACAACAATAGGAGGTTTGCGCTCAACATCAATCAGCATGAACCAAGAAACTGTTGATGTGACAAATAAAGATAGCGCAAATGTTCGTACTATGCTTGCAGATGGCGGTGTTGAAAGCGTTTCAATAGCAGGGTCAGGTGTTTTTACAGACGCGGCTTCTGAGGCAACGCTTAGAACAGCATTTGGTGGAGCTGATATACCAAACTTTCAAGTAATTATTCCTGACTTTGGAACATACACAGGTAAGTTTGTTGTAACTTCATTAGAATATGCTGGTGAATTTAATGGCGAAGTAACTTATTCAGTCTCTTTAGAGAGTTCTGGGGCAAGTGTATTCGCAACAGTATAAGGAATAGACAATGGCTTGGATTGATACAGTTATCGAAATAGATGGCACTACTTATTCTGGTCATCGTCAAAACACGTTTTTCTCCGCACCATATGCATCAGGTCTTGAGGTTGGCGACAGCTTCAAGGCTGATGGGGTGACATATGTAGCAGAAGAAGTATCTGATCTGCATGGTAGGGGCGAAACGCTTACAATTGAAATAAAGGAGGTCAAGAATGACAAACCCAAAAAGGGGCGAATTAACAATAAGCCTATCAAATCAAGAGTTTCATTGCAAAGTGACAATGGACGTGATGATGCGGATTGAAACCGCTATGAATAAAAGTGTGATAAAAATTGCTAATACAATGCAAGATGGTGATTTGACTGCATTGCAGATGGTAGCCTTTTTATTACCAGTATTAAGATCAAGCGGAAAAGATATTAAAGACAAACAAGTGCAAGAGCTGGTTTGGAATAATGGAATTACTGACACAATGATGACTATAGCTCAAGTTATTACCTTTATAATAACTGGGGATGATGGTGATGAGGGAAACGAGGAAAGGGCGGCCAACCTTTAGAGGAAATTCCTTGGAATGATTGGATAAAACTTGCTCTTGGAAAAATGCAAATGCAACCGAGAGATTTTTGGGAAATGAGTTTACAAGAATTTTTACTATCAGTTGATGGATTTATAGAGTTCAATTCCAGTGGAGAGCCGTCCGCCATGCCAAGGGATGAACTTGAAGATTTGATGGAAAGGTTTCCTGACTAATGGCTACTCCAGTTGATACACTATTGGTTCGAATTGAAGCCGATATGCGCGACTTAAAGCGCGATTTAAATAAAGTTGCAAAGCATACTGAAAAAACTGGCAAGCGAATGGAGTCGGCCTTTAAGAAGGCTGGCAAAGCAATTGCTTCAGTTGCAAGTGTTGCTGTGTTGGGTTCATTCATAAAAGCATCCATACAAACTGGTATGGCTGTTGAGAACCTAAGAATTCAAATGGATGCTCTTTTAGGCTCTACTGAACAGGGTGCAAAAGCCTTTGATGCAATGACTGAGTTTGCATCTAAAGTTCCATTCAGCTTGGATGCAATCCAAAAAGGAGCTGGTTCTCTGGCGGCGGCTTCAGATAATGCAGAAGAATTATCAGGCTTATTACAGGCTACAGGTAATATCGCGGCGTTATTTGGCATACCATTCAATGAAGCGGCGGCTAATGTTCAAAGAGCAATGTCGGCTGGAATTGGTGCGGCTGATCGATTTAAAAATGAAGGCGTTAGTGCATTTGCTGGCTTTGAGGCTGGAGTTTCATATACAGCAGAACAAACAGCTAAAAAATTGATGGATACTTTCGGCGCTGGCGGTACTGCTGATGGGGCAATGGATGATTTTGCCAAAACATCTTCTGGTACTTTATCCATGTTTCAAGATGCAATGTTTAGTATGAGAAGGGCATTTGCTGAAAGTGGGCTAAATGATGCATTTAAGAATATAGTCGGCGCACTTACAAACCTAGCTGGTGAATTAGTTCCAACTATGAGGTTGCTTGGCGGTATTGCAAGCCTAGTTGGCAGTGTTTTAGCACCTGTCATAAACTTACTTGCTGATAATTTAAGACTAGTTGAGGCAATGTTAATTGTACTGGCAGTTAAATTCATTGCTTTCCGCGCTGGTATGGCTCTAAACGCTTTAGCAACAGCAGTGTTTTCGGGAAGCATAGTAACTTTAACGGGTGCTATGAAAGTATTAAGCACAGTATCTAAAACAATACTACCACTTGCTATATTCGCTGGCGTTTCTTTCTTGGTTATGAAGTTTCTTGAATTAAAAGAGAGAGTTGGAGGTTTCGGTGAGGCTCTTGGCATGATCAAAAGTGTTTTCACTGGTGTTTTTAATGTCATGACAACGGAAATAAATGTTTTCCAGTCTTTATTTAAAGGCTTTACTATGATGATTAAGGGTTTCTTCATGGGCGCTCTTGCTAACATGAAAATCAAATTTGCTGAATTTGTCATAGATGTAGCCAATAAATTAAGAAATATGCCTATGATGCAAGATAAAGTAAGGGGATTGAAGGAAATTGGAACGGATGTTCTGTCCTTTGGTCGAGAAGAGCAAAGAGAAGCTGAAAAGCTCATGGCGGCGTTTAATGAAGCACAGATAGAAGCTAGAAATATGCGAGCAAGAGGTGTATTACCCTTAACTAATGCATTGAAAGCTTTAAAAGTGGCTATGTCACCACCAGAAGATAGCAAAACAATGGATGATGCTCTAAATGAAACTAAAGCTAATATTCAGGCGCTGGAAGGTGCGGCCAATGGGGCTAAAGTTGCTACTGAAGATATGAAAGGCGCTTTGGCAAGCTTGCCAGAAACACTACCACAAGTCGCAGAAGTCGTTACTGATGTTAAAGATAAATTCACTGATCTTGAAAAAAGCTTTGCAGATGCGGCTAATGGCTTTGCAGATAGCCTTACTCAAATGGTAATGAACGGAAAGATCAATTTTAGCTCTATGAAAGAAATGTTCAAAGATATGGTCAGGCAAATGATTGCCGATGCACTGAAGGCACAGGTCATAAAGCCTTTGATCGGTGGACTATTCGGCGCGGCTGGAAATATGTTTGGTGGAGCAAGCAATCCATTAGGGCTGGCATTAGGTAATGTTGGAAAGGGTATATCATCTGGTCAATTGGCTGGCGGTGGTTCTGTAAATGGTGGCAATCCATATTTAGTGGGAGAACGCGGCCCAGAGCTATTCGTTCCAAATTCATCTGGGTCAATTATGAATAAACATAATACTCAAAACTCAATGGGTGGCGGTGGCACAGTTGTCAATCAGACAATCAATGTGCAATCTGGTGTAGCACAAACAGTACGGGCTGAAATGATCTCATTACTGCCTAGATTTAAACAAGACACAATGAACGCTGTAGTCGATGCTAAACGGCGCGGCGGTTCATTCGGTCAAGCATTCGGGTGATTTATGACAATAATAGCAATGCCAACAAGCCCAGCCTTTACCACATCTGATTGGGGTATAAGAAGGACTGTAGCCGTTTCAGAAAGCCCATTTACAGGGCAAACACAGGTTCAGAAGTATGCCAAGGCTCAATGGTATGCAACGCTTTCCCTGCCCCCAATGAAGCGCTCACAAGCAGTAGAATGGCAATCTTTCTTTATGCTGTTAGAAGGCAGAGCCAATACTTTCTTATTAGGCGACCCAGATGCAAAAACTGTTACTGGAGGCAACGCACCAACTTCTATAAGCGTTACATCAAGCGCAACTATAGGAACAACTCCAATTACAAGCGTTTCTTTGAATATTGGTGGTTCAAATAAAAAGCTAAATAAAGGCAGTTATTTGCAATTTGGTACTGGAGCAACTTCAAGGCTACATATGATTGTTGATGATAATACTGGAAATGGCGCAGTTACTATTCAACCGCCATTAAAAGACTCAATTACTACAGGAACAACTGTTACCTTTGCACCAGCACAAGGCTTGTTTCGAATGGACACTAATGAATTAACTTGGAGTGCTAATGAATTAAGTAATTATGGCATAACCTTTTCTTGTTCGGAGGCACTCTAATGCCTAGAGATATTCCAACATCCTTAATCACAGCATTAGAAAGTGGTGAATTTTCTCCATTTTATGCAATAGATTTAAATTTTTATAATGGTTTTGGTAATGTAGCCGCACCATTGTATCTCTGGACAGGTGTTGGAGATAAAAGCGCAAATGGGAATACATATTCTGGCGCTGGAGATTTACTTAGTATAGGAAATCTTGAAGAAGCCGCAGAACTTAAAGCAAGTGGATTAACTCTAAGCCTTTCTGGAGTTCCATCTAGTATTTTATTAGCGGCTTTATCGCATGAGTATTCTGGCAGGGATTGTAAGGTTTATTTTGGAATAGAGGGTAATTCCAATTTAATTGAAGTATTCACTGGTTATATGGACACAATGACTATTGATGATAGCCCAGAAAGTGCAACGATAACACTTACTGTAGAAAACAGGCTCATAGACTTAGAGCGAGTAAATCCATTTAGGTATACTCAAGAAAATCACAAAACTTTATATTCCAATGACACATTCTTTAGCTATGTTTCTGACTTGCAAGATCAGACCATAGAATGGGGACCAAAGTAATGTTGTTTCAACAGGAGTTTTTCTCCGATTGTTATGATGAAGCAAAAGAACTTTTAAATATGCACTATGAAGAAATCGCATTAAATAAAGACTTCATAAAGTTAAATCCCAGTATAGAGCAATATCAAGATGCAGAAAAACACGGCATACTAAAAATATTTACAGCACGCGATGAAGCTAAAATTGTTGGTTATTTTGCTGTTTTAGTTACCAAATCACTGCATTACCAAGATCATTTATATGCAAATAATGATGTTATCTTCTTACATCCAGACCATAGGAAAGGTTTTACAGCATCTAAATTAATAAAGTTTTCGATAGAATGTCTGGTGCAAGATGGTGTTTCTATGTTATTTATGAATACAAAGATACATAAGCCATTTGATTTATTGCTACAAAGACTTGGATTTAAGCATGTTGAAAATGTCTATTCAAAAAGGTTAATATAATGGCCATAACAACAACGACACTTATCTATGGAGCTGGAACAGCCGCTACAGTAACAGGTTTTACCGCTGGTCAATTGCTTGTAGGTCAATTGGTTTATGCTGGTATTTCAATGGTGGTTACATCAGCCCTTGCACCAAAGCCAAATATACCTGACACAAAAAATACATTAGGCACTAATATTGACTCAATATCAAATGCTGACATTGTATATGGTCAAATAAGAAAAGGTGGGACAAAGACCTATCACGAAACTACAGGTGATGGTACATTTTATCATTACTTCTTAACCCTTGCTATGCATGAGGTAGAAGAAATTGGTGATATTTATATTAATGATGAAGTTGCTACGCTAAATAGTGATGATGAAGTAACATCACAAAACTGGAGTCAGAAAATTTTAATAAAGAAATTTACTGGCGCGGCAAATCAAAATATTTATGGTTCATTGGTAGGGCTTACAAATAGTCCAACTAATTATACAAATACATTCAAAGGTCAGGGCGTAGCTTGCTTGTATGTACGCTTAGAATATAATCAAGATGTTTTCCAAAGCGGTATGCCTCTAATCACAGCCGTCGTTAAGGGCAAAAAGGTCTATGACCCGCGCAAAGATAGCACCAGTAGCGCCTATAATAGTTCTTTAGGGCAATCTACCCAAAGAACCAGCAATGCGGCTACATGGACATATTCTGCAAATGCGGCTTTAGTTATGAGAGATTATCTGACTAATTCTCAAGGCGTTGCAACAGAACAAGATCAAATTGATGATGATATGATTGGCGTAGCCGCAGATGATTGTGCGAGTGTGGGTGTTTCTGGTTCAGAAGATAATACTTTTGAAGTAAATGGGTCTATTTCTACAGGAAAAAGTAAATTACAAAATTTAAATGATTTATCAAAATGTATTAATGGTACTTTATTCTGGGCGCAGGGAAAGTTTAGGCTTGTAGCTGGAGCATATCACGCACCAACAATTTCAGAAGCATTTACACTTGATGACGTTAGAAGCCCAATAAGCATACAGACAAGATATTCACGCCGAGACTTGATAAATACAGTGCGCGGTACTTTCATTGATAAGGACAATCGATGGATAGCGGACGATTATCCAGAACAACAACTTTTGGATATGACGGAAGATAATAATATTGAGAGTATTATTGATTTACCACTGCCTTTGGTTACAAATTCAGCTACCGCGCAAAGGCTTGCTAAACAGGTATTATATACAAGTCGTGAACAAATTGTAATGAGCGTTACACTTGGTGCTAGAGCATATCAAGTACAAGTAGGTGATACAATAAAAGTCACAATGCCTAGATATGGTTCGCCCGCTTGGACTGATAAATTATTTCTTGTAAAATCATGGAAATCAACTGGTGGTGATGGTTCGCCTATTGAGGTGCAAGTAACATTACAAGAAACATCATCTGTAGCTTATCAATGGAGCTTTAATTCAGATGATTACCAACAAATTATTTCAAATAATACTAGCTTAAACAATATCTTTGATGGATTAACTATTTCTACACTTAATCTTTCTGCTGGTACAGCAAGCACGCAACCTGATGGAACTGTTGTTAATAATATAGCCTGTTCTTGGACAGCCCCAGCAAATGGTCAAGTTACGCATTATGAATTTGGGTATAAAACATCAGGCGCAACAAATTATACAGAAACAACAGTAAAAAATACAACTTTTCTAATTGAGCCAGCACTTGTTGGTAAAAATTATGATGTGCGTGTTCGCGCTGTTACAAGTCGTGGTAATACTTCAACTGCTTATAAAACAGGAACTCTAACAAATGTTCCAGCCGTAACAACAGCCCCATCTGTTCCAATATATTCATTTTTAGTTGCAACTGGCGGATATAAGCAAGTTACAATATCTTTTTATAACCCCATATCAGATAATAATTACATAGAGATAGCTAGATTGAATTCTAGCAATAATTATATTGTTATAGGAAATACTTTTGGTACAGAATTTATAGACACTGGAAGGGATGATGATACACAATATACTTACAAAATAAGAGCTGTTAATACATCTGGAGTTGAGTCAGCATATACCTCTGCAAGAAGTGCCACAACCGATGCTGATAATGTTGGACCATCTGGCGCTAGGGGTGCTGGAATTTGGACTATCAATCTAGCAAGCGGTGATATGCCAGCAATTACAGCATCATCATCAGCAATTAATACTTTATTTACTTCAAATGTTTCAGCGCCAGTTGCTAAAGATCAAGCCAGATTTACAAATAATACAACTCAAGAACAAAGAGTATGGCTTTATAATGGTAGCACATGGGCATATCAGGCAGAAGTTATTGATGGAAATCTACTTGTTGGCGGCTCAATAGATGCAACAGCTTTAAATGTAGATAAATTAAGTTCAATTTCTGCAATTTTAGGCAATGTTACTGTTGAAGATGTTCTGCAACTTCAAGCTGGCGGTTCTGGATTTATTGGGGGTCGAACAGCACAATCAGCATATGATGTAGATGGATTTTTAGTAGCTAGAACTGATTTAGGGGGTGGTGCAAAAGGATTTGAGGTTAGCCATACATCAGTTGTAGGCAGTGAATTGTCTGGAATTATACATCAACAAGCAAAGCCAATGAAGTTATTTAACCCAAGTTTCTTAGTTGGGGGTAGTATTACTGGCGGCACAGCCGTTATTTCTACAAGTACAACAACAAATATTGGCGCAACAGATGAAGTTGATATTACAGTATATGGCGGTGGAGGTGGCGGCGGCGCTGGTAAAGATGATGGATATAATGGTGGCAATGGTGGTAGTTCGGGTGGCACTACAACCGCAGTAATACGCCAAGGTTCTGCAACAGGGTCTATCATTGCTACTATAACTGCTACAGGCGGCGCTGGCGGTTCAAATGCCTCAATATACTGGACAAATAATCACGATGGGCAAGCATCTCAATTTGGAACTGGGGGCGCTGGCGGCGGACAAAAGGGTGGAGGATTAACTCCAACAGTAGGTCATTTTGGAGCTGGTGGTGGTGGAGCTGGTGGTGATGACAGCAGTATTGGTGATAGCTCTGGTGGAGCTGGTCAAGGTGGTTTTGCTGGGCAAGCTGTATCTCAAACAATAGATACATCGGCGATTACAGGAGATATTTTTATAATTACAACTATTGGAGCTGGCGGTTCTGGTAGTTCAGAATTTGATTATACTGGAGGTAATGGCTCTGGTGGCGCAATAGCTTATGCATCACCATTAGGGGGGACAACGCCATATAAAGTAGATGATTTTATACAAAAAGACGCGGTTAGAGTTAAAAACGCTTCAGGTTACCCATTAACCACAACACCTACAATTGTTAATACAACCAATATTACCCTACCAGCAGGATATTATAAGACTACTGGCAGTGCCATTCTTACTGCAGATAACTCGCAAGATAGCAATTCTAATACTTCTTATGCAGTAAATTTAATTAGAGGTAGCGGTCAAAATGAAACTTTAGCTTCTGGGACAATACAAGCAAGAAATGGCAACCCATCAAGTGGAGGTATTACTTTTACTGGTCAAAAACTATTTCTTTCTGGCAATGATTTTTTTCAAGTTACAGGCGTACTGACTGCATACCAGAACCCCGCTTGGGAAGTGGCCATATCGGTAGCTTTAACTGGTCCTTGGTCAAATGAAACATACTAATAATATGAAATGTTAATTAACTTTCATTTATTTAAAAAGTAATGTATTATCCAAAATCATAATAACAGTTAATAGGAGGCCATGTCATGGCAACACTTGGAGATCGGGTCTTTGATAATGGCCTTTCAGTTCTTGATACAGAAGCTAATAAAATAACAGTAACATCACAAGAAGCTTCAACATACGCAGAAGCAAATGCTACATATGCACTTGGTAATTCAACATCATTATCAATAAATGCACCAGCAAACCGTACTGGCGGTGGTAGAAAAGTTACTGTAGCCGCAATTTCAGATGGTTCAATAACTGGAACTGGAACTGCTACGCACTATGCTATTGTTGATACTGCAAATTCAAGATTACTTGCTACAGCGGCTTTAACTGCATCGCAATCAGTAACTAATGGCAATACTTTTACTCTTGCAACGTTTGATATTGGTATTCCTGACCCAGCTTAATTTAACTTAGGAGTATTGCTCAATGGCGCTTGTTATAAAAGATCGTGTTAAAGAAAGTTCAACCACAACAGGAACTGGCACATATACTTTAGCTGGCGCAGAAGCAGGGCATCAAACCTTCTCAGTAATTGGGAATGGTAATACAACATATTACGCCGCTACCGATGGAACATATTGGGAAGTTGGTATCGGCACGTATACTGCATCTGGCACAACTCTTGCTAGAACTACTATTTTATCATCATCGAATAGTAATAATGCAGTAGATTGGACTGCTGGTGAAAAATTAATATTTGTAACTCAGCCTTCCTCTAAAGCAAGTTTTCTTGATGCGTCTGGCAATGCTGGCAGTCTTGGAAGTATAACAGCCACCTTAACTGGCGATGTTACTGGTAATTTAACAGGAAATGTCACAGGAAATGTAACTGGTTCATCAGGTAGCCTTGATGCGGCTGATAATGCCAAAGCTGTATTCGGTGCTGGGTCTGACCTACAGATTTACCATGATTCTTCAACAAACAAGTCTCATATTACAGAAAGTGGCTCTAGTCATTTAATAATACAAGGCCAAGAAATACAGTTTAAGAATGCTTCTGGCGTTGGTCTTATGGATTTAAACTCTGCACAGGTTGAGCTAAGATTTAGCGGCACCAAAAAGATGGAGACAAATTCCGCTGGAATAACTGTTACTGGAAATGTAGCAGTTACAGGTACAGTTGATGGGCGAGATATATTAACAGATGGAACTAAGCTAGATTTAGTGTCAGTTACACAAGCAGTTGATCTTGATCAAATGGAAACTGATATAGCGGCTCTTGCTAATGGTATGGTTTATAAAGGCGATTGGGATGCATCATCTGGTAGCTTTCCATCAAGCGCACAAACAGGTTGGTTTTATTATGTTTCTGTAGCTGGCACTGTAAATAGCGTTGCTTTCCATGTTGGGGATAACATTGTTGCCACTACAGACAATGCATCTACTAGCGTTTATGCTAACAACTGGTCTAAGCACGATAATACAGATGCAGTACAATCAGTCGTTGGATTAACTGGCTCGGTAACTAAAAGCGGATTATTAACTGCAATAAATGTTGAAGATGGCGCAGATGTAACGGATGCAACTAATGTGACAGCCGCTGGTGCTTTAATGGATAGTGAAGTTACTAATCTTGCTCAAGTAAAAGCATTTGATACCTCAGATTATGCTACAGCCGCCCAAGGAACTAAAGCTGATGCGGCTTTACCAAAAGCTGGCGGTGCAATTACAGGAAATGTAACTTGGGGTGACAGCAATAAAGCCATTTTCGGTGCTGGGTCTGACCTACAGATTTTCCATGATGGGACTAATAGTTACATTAAAGATAGTGGTACAGGTAATTTAAGAATTAATGCAGATGATTTTACACTTACAAATGCTTCAAATAATTCAAACCTAATATCTACATTTAATGGTGAAGTTTACCTATACCATAGTTCTAATTCTAAATTAGTTACAACAGCAAGCGGAATTTCAGTAACAGGAAACGTAGTTGCAAGTGGCTCAGTATCCCTTGGGGATTGGACAATAACAGAAGATGCAGGGGGTAAATTATCCTTTGCTCATAGCGGTACAGTCAAGATGACTGTCGATGATACAGGAACTATTGCAGTTGCAAATGACGTTCTCACGGACGAAACATTCTAAGCTAATAGTGGGGACACGAAGATGGCAGTAAAAATTAATGGCACAGTCGTAATTGATGACAGCCGAAACGTCGTAAATGTTGTAAATGTAGATGGGCGCGATGTATCCGCAGATGGTACAAAGCTTGATACAGTTGAAACAAATGCTGATGTTACGGATAATGCTAATGTTACTGCTATTCTTTCAAATCTCGTTACTGAAAGCACAATTGCATCAACAGATTTAATCCCAGTTTATGATGGAAGTGCTAGTTTATGGCGAAAAGCAACCATCACAGCCGCCGCCCTTCAAGGAACTAAAGGGCAAAAAGGCCAAACAGGAACTACTGGTTCACAGGGTATACAAGGTATCCAAGGCGCTACAGGTAGCACTGGAGCAAAAGGCCAAAAAGGCGAAGTTGGTGTCACTGGTAATACTGGTAGCACAGGCGCGAAAGGCCAAAAGGGTGAAGTCGGTGTAACTGGAAGCGCTGGTGGAACTGGTTCTAAAGGACAAAAAGGCGAAGTTGGCCAAAAAGGTCAGAAAGGCGAAGTGGGTGTCACAGGCAACACTGGTTCAACTGGTTCTAAGGGTCAGAAGGGCGAAATCGGAGCAACTGGTTCTGGCGGCTCAACAGGCTCAAAAGGCCAAAAAGGCGAAGTAGGGGTTACAGGAAACACTGGCTCGACAGGTGCTAAAGGGCAGAAAGGCCAAAAAGGCGAAGTAGGAAGCACAGGCGCTGGCGGTTCTAAGGGTCAAAAGGGTGAACAAGGAATACAGGGTAATCAGGGCATACAGGGTCTTACTGGGAACACAGGGGCAACAGGAAGCACTGGTGGAGTAGGGGCAACAGGTTCTAAAGGGCAAAAAGGTGAAGTAGGAAATACTGGCTCTACTGGTAGTAAGGGTCAAAAAGGCCAAACAGGTGCTACTGGTGCTGGAGGCTCAAATGGTTCGAATGGAGCAAAAGGCCAAAAGGGTGAGGTTGGAAATACAGGCGCTACAGGTGGAGTAGGGTCTACTGGCGCAAAAGGCCAGAAAGGTCAAACTGGTTCTACAGGATCGACAGGTTCTACTGGACAAAAAGGCCAGAAAGGTCAAACTGGTTCAACTGGTTCAACTGGTGGTACTGGACAAAAAGGACAGAAGGGTGAAGTAGGAGCTACAGGCTTAATTGATAACCCATATGGCGCTATCTCAGCTTATGGTAGCGCTTCTACACAACTTACTTGGAGTAACGCTCAACAAGCGTTAGATATTAAACACGCAACTGACTCTTCATCAGGGTGTGCGTTTCCTGCTTTCAGAGTGAACCTTTCTGCTGGTGAAACACATAAATTATCAATTAAATACAAATCCGAAAACGGCTCTACCAATGGTTTTTATGTTAGAGTTTACGAATATAATGCGGCTCTACCCTCTGGTAAGCTTGCTGTCTCAAACAGCGCGGCAAACACTCTTGTTCAAGAAGACACTTCTGGAAGAACTGATTGGAAAGAAAATGTAAGCACTACAACATCTTGGCAAACAACTGATTACACATATACACCTACATCTGGCGCGGTATGGGCATCCATAGTTGTTCTTAATTGGACAGGTCTAGGAACACAGTCGCTCTACATACGTGACCCATTCCATCAACTTATTGGGTCTTCTGGACAGAAGGGTCAGAAGGGTCAAACTGGTAATACGGGTTCTACGGGTTCTACGGGTTCTACTGGTGCGAAAGGTCAAAAAGGCCAAACAGGAAATACAGGCAACACTGGCTCAACAGGTAGCACTGGGCAAAAAGGTCAGAAGGGTCAAACAGGCTCAACTGGTGGTACTGGTTCAGCAGGGGCAAAAGGGCAAAAGGGCGAAATTAGTGCTGGAATTGTTAGTCTTGCTTTACCTAATAATACAAGTTGGCCTTCCTCTTACACCAACACAAATTCAAATAGCTTTACACTTAGTGCAGGAACTAATGGCGCAATGCTTGATATGCAAAGCAAAAGCCAGTTTTATAATAATGTGTTTTTAGGTGCTAATATTGTAGTTAATGGTGCTGGTTCTTATGGTATGGTATTTATAAAATCTGCAAATGGCGCTACAAGTCTTCCATTAACCTCGACAGCGGCTTTGAGTTACGGAAACCCCGCTGGAGGTGAAGCTAATTTTATGATGTATTTATCTGCTGGCGCTAATCTTGTTCACACTAGAAATGGCAACCAATATAATAAGCAAATGAAATATAGGATTAGAACATTATGACCTTACAAATAACAAGCGTCGAAAGCGCAGAATATGATCAATTTAACGAAATTATGTTCACAGTTACTTGTGGGGATATTGAAAATGTTGTTACTAAAATTTTTAATACATCAAGAGATCAGGCAAATGATAGTATATTACAGGGTTGGCTTGACGCTGGAAATTCAATACAGCCATACGTCGCCCCAGAAATAATCTTAGAAACTTTTGTTGATACAAGAAGGGAAGATAGAACCGAAACCTTTGCTTGGACAATAGACAAAATGAACAGTATACGCTATAACAGCCTTACGGATGAACAAAAGGTAGCAGTAGCTACATTTAGGCAGGAATGGTTAGATTACCCAAATGATGAAAGCGCTACTAGACCGCTTGTTCCAGAAGGAATATTCTGAGCCTTGGATTAAATTCCATAGCGATAAACTTTCAATAAATTCTTTCCCAAATCCAGTTCCATCAAATAAACTTATGCCCGAATGGTTTAAGGTGCTAAAACCTCAAGTTGGTACTCCTAGTAAAATTAACGCTGGGACAGTTAAAAAATGCATGCCAGTTATGGATAGTGTTTCAAATGGCTTTATTATACCTCTTTGGTGCGATTTAGCGATTGTGGTCAGTCAAGGTTATTCGATTATAACTGAAGATGGAAAAATGGTTGAGGGTGCTGTAGCTTACTACGATAAATCAATGATTGGTAAGCCTTGGATTGAAGGTGGTTTAAAAATAAAGCATTTTGTAAAATGTGATGAATTAGTAATAAATACACATATGTCTGGGGTTAAAGATCAAGATAAAGCAATTAGTAGGCATGGATGGGAGCAAGTAGGCGAAGCATGTGATTTAAAAAAGTTTAAAATTGGCAAGGATTTGCTTAAATTTCAAAGCCCTTGGTCGATAGAAACTCCAAAAGGTTATTCTGTTCAATTTAAAAACCCATCAAATAATTGGTCTACTGATATTGAGATATTAGAGGGGATTGTAGATACAGATGAATTTTATACGCCAGTTAATTTCCCTTTTGTTTGGAAGGGCAATAAAATGGGCGAATTTCTTATACCTCAAGGGACACCATTAGTTCAAGTTGTACCTTTTAAAAGAGAAAAATATGAAATCGAAGTTGGCGAAAGAGATGAAGACAAATATAAAATAGGTGAACACGCGCTTATTTCTACTTTTCAAGACAGATACAAAAAATTATTTTGGCATAAAAGAAAAAAATAATGCCAATAATTCATCAAATATCCTTAAATGGGAATGCGTTTGATGGCAGAAAATACACATGGCGAGAGGCTATTGTTAATTCTCAATGCACACCAGACAACACATGGATTGACCCATTACATAAAAGACCTCTTATAAAAGGTGAATTTGCATGTGCGGTAAGCCATTTTAGGGTCTGGCAGAAAATTATAGATAGCGGTAAAAATGGCATTATTCTTGAGGAAGATGTTGTTATTCATGGCATTGATACAGAAGAAATAGACAATTTATTAAAAGATTACGATAGCGTTTGGCTTGGTTATAGGAATAATTCATTGGGTTATTGGTACAATGCACACGCATATGCTATAACACCAGAAATTGCCAAGTACCTAATAAATGGTTATAGTGAGGCCATTATACCTGTTGATGAGTGGCTTCCTAAAAAGCTAAAAAATAAAAATAATTACTTCTATAAAACACCTATTGTAGATCAAATACCAAGGTCAATTCGACCATCAACCATAGAGGATACAGAAATGCTAGAAGGCAAAGACATTGATTTTCGAATAATTACAGTTGCTACAGAACCAGAAAAAATGTGGGCGCTAGAGCAATCAGCAAAAAAATATAACATTGAAGTTATTAATGTAGGTAAAGATCACCCTTGGCGAGACCCAATGGAAGGTCTTGCTGGTATGCCTAAGATACAATTGGTCAATGAATATCTTGCAACAGCACCAGATGATGCAATTATTTTGTATCTAGACGGATATGATACGTTCTTTACAGATAGTCCTTTAAATGTACTTGAGAGATACAAACAAATGGGTGCTGATATTGTATTTGGGGCAGAAAGTGAATGTTGGCCTGATAAAAATACAGAAAATAAATGGGCAGATACAGGCACAGAATATAAATATTTAAATAGTGGTTGCTATATTGGCACAGCAAAAGCCCTTCATAGCTTTATCTCATTGCCAATAACTGAACCAGCAAATGGTGATGATCAGCTTTATTGCCAGCAAAGATACCTAGCTATGTTTGGAATTGAGACAGATTATAGCGTTTTGTTAGACTATGAGGCTTATATTTTTCAAAACCATGATAAAAATGTGCAATTTGTTAATAATCAATTGTGGAATTTTGAAACTAAATGTTGTGGATGTATATATCATGGCAATGGTGGGAATGAAGCTAAAGAACACTTTGTAGAAATGGCAAGTATCTTTGGATTTACGAAATCAGAAGCAGAAGTTGTCAGCCCATATTATTTAACTTTAGATTATAAAGAAGTTGCTAAAGATATATTGGTGACAGACTTTTTAACTGAAAATCAATGTAAATTTCTAATAGATAAATCTGAAAGTCGTGGAAATTGGGGCGCTATGGAAGGCGACAAGTTCCCAGCGCAAGAAATACGGCTTAAAGATTTGGGTCTTTGGCATGAATACGAAAGACTTTGGCATGAAAAGTTAGGCAAAATATCAGAAGGGTTTTGGCCACCTATGGAGCATATCGGCCTTAGGGACGCTTTTACTATGAGATATACAACAGATACGCAAACATCTCTGCCCTTGCATACAGATGCATCTTTAGTAACTGGAAGTGTAAAGCTAAACAGCGACTATGAAGGCGCAGAGTTAATTTTTCCAAGACAAGATTTTTCAAATATCAACGTAAAAAATGGGCAATGCATTTTGTTCCCAGCACAAGTAACACATGGCCACCATGTAAATGAACTAACATCTGGTGTTAAATATAGCCTTACTATGTGGACAAGCAGATATAAAGGAGATTTGAATGGCTAAAATGTTTGTTGAGATAGGTTCTGCTGATTTTGATACCTGTTTGCCTCTTGCACAATCTGGTTGGCATGGAATTTGTGTAGAGCCAGTTCCATATTTATATAAAAGAATTAAAGATATTTATAAAGATTTACCAGTTCATGTTATGGATTATGCAATATCGGATACTAGCGGAAATCTTGATATGGCTGTTGGCAGGGATGATCGAGATTGGATAAAGGGATGTTCTCATATTATTTCTGATAATCATATTGGTTATCAATTAAGCAAACACCCTGATAGAATTAATGATTTTAAAGAAAAAATAACAGTAAATTCTATGACATTAGATGATTTGCTTTTTGACATTAAAGAAATAGATTTTTTAAAAGTAGATGTAGAAGGCCATGAATTAAACATATTTCTAAATTATTCCTTTAATGTTAAGCCAAAAATAATCAAAGTAGAACACAAGCATGTTGACGATATAGCACTTTCTAAGAAGCTAGAGGAAAATGGCTATTTGGTTTGGACAGAAAAACATGATATATATGCAATAAGTAAATAGGAGTTTTATAATGTCTTTTGGTTCTAGTCCCTTTGCAAGTTCGCCTTTTGCTGATGCTGGAACTGAAAACTATGAACTCAATGCTGTTGGAATAACCACATCTAGCCCTGATATTGATAATGCAGATATAACAGAAAAAAATATTCTTGGCGCTGGTAGCATTACAGTCGGCGCACCTACAATACCTCAAGGAATATTTAATTTATCAGCAGTTCTAAGCACTGCAAATCTAATAACAAATGCACCAGACGTTGATGATGCTAATATGTCTGAAGGCGAAAGCCTTAGTGCGCCAGAACTATTGTCAGCAAGTCCAGTTCTTGGAACAGCCACAATAAATCAAGATCAAGAAATACAAGCGCCAAACTTTATATCAGCAAATCCAGACGTTCCAAATATACCAATGTCGGAACGAGAAACCTTTATTGCTGAAAATCTTGAAGCACAAGCCCCCGATATTGACCAAGGAGCTTTTTCAGAAGAAAACATACTGACTGCAAATAATGTAATTTCATTGCAACCTATTTTGTCTACATCTGCTATTAATCAAACCCAAATATTAATTGGCGAAGCGCTATCTACACAACAGCCAGTACCAGATGATGCAACTATGCAAGAGGATGAAACTTTTGTTGCCAATAACTTAATTTCAAATAGGCCAATACTTCTACAGTTAGTTCTTAATCAAGGCCATAACTTTAATACAAATGAATTAATAACACTAGCCCCATCTGTCCCAGACTTATCTGTATCAGAAGATGAAACCTTCAATGCCTCTAATTTGGATACAGAAGCCCCAGCAGTAGGCACTAACCCAATATTCCAAGTGCATATAGTTACAACGCCAGAGCTTCTCACTGGAGCGCCTATCGTTCCTGATCATGGCATATCTGAACAAGAAACATTTACTGCTAATGCAATAACTACCCCAGCAGTTGAGATTTATGGTTCTACAATCATTCAAGGACATAATTTTGGAACACCAGAATTGCTTTCTGGAGCGCCAGATGTTCCAGATCAATTTGTAAGTGAAGGTGAATCATTTGTAACGGCTAACCTTGAAGCGCAAGCACCAAGTGTTTCAGATGCAGATATTACAGAAGGAAATGTTTTCCAAGGCGATAACCTTGATGGAAATTCACCTGATCTTCCGTTAGCCCTTTTTGATCAAGGGCATACATTTAGCACTTCAAATATAAATTCTGGCATTCCAACAATTGATATATCGTCGATTATAGAAACAAATGTATTTACGACAGCAAATATAAATACAGCACCATCTATTGTTAATGATACAACGATGTTTGAAGATGAAACATTCACAACCAATAATATAGATACTCAACAGCCTACAGTTCCAGAAACTGCATTTTTACAAGCTCATATTTTAGATGCAAATTCTATAACATCTGGAGTTCCATCAATAGATGAAGCGTCATTAGCGCATGTTTATAACTTCTCTACAGGTGAATTGATCTCTGGTGCGCCTATTGTTCCAATACTTCTTTATGATGCGGCGTTAGGTAGAGTAGCAAATGAAGCTGAAAGTAGGTCTATTGTAGATACAACTATCAAATCTTCAAATAATTGTATAATTAACAATAAACCAAATAACGTTGAATTAGCGGCGTAAAACGTGTAAGGATAGAATATGGCGTTCTTTATTAAACAAAATGATACCTCACCAGCATTGCAAGCTACTCTAAAAGATGGCTTGGGTGCGGTTGTTGATTTAACTGGTGCAAGTATTAGGTTTCATATGAGAAAAACAGGAGACACTACTGCAAAAGTAGACGCGACGGCGGTTATAGAAAACGCAGATAATGGCTTAGTTTATTATAGCTGGGTTGCGGCAGATACAGACACAATTGGTTCTTATGAAGCTGAATTTGAGGTAACTTTTACTGGCGGAGAGATTGAAACTTTTCCAAATAATCGCTTCATAGATGTAGAAATTACAGATGACATTGCCTGATGGTGAAAAAATGCATGGTATAACACGTAGCGAATTAAAAGCCCTTATACTAGAAGCCGCAGAAAAAGGCTCAGATAGAGCTTTGTCCAGAATAGGATTGCACGACGAAAACGCTGTGCATGATGTAAAAGAATTGCGAAATCTTCTCGAAGGATGGAGAGAAACTAAAAGCTCGGTTTGGAAAACTGCTATCAGATGGGGTACAATATTTGTGCTTGGGTTTGTTTCATTCGCTGTCTGGTCGGAGTTTAAATCAAGATTATAACTCTAGGAGGGGTTTATAATGAGGATTTTATTATTTTTTTTCTTAGTTTTAATTGGTTTTTTAATTGGCAGTCTTGCTAGAGCAAATGACCCAATTGTCACTGAAAGCACTTCTGAAGTAATTTCAAGCGGCACTATGGAAACAACAGTAAACAGCCCACCACCATCAGCCATTAGTCCAAATATTAGCAATAGCAATTCAGATTTATGTACTGTGGGCGTTGCTGGCGCAGTTCAAACGCAGATATTAGGTATCAGCGCAGGGACAACTTTCACTGAAGAAAATTGCCTGTTACTAAAAAAAGCTTCCATTATGTATGACATGGGAATGCGCGTCTCAGCGGTGAGTATTATGTGTAGTGATAAAATCGTTTTTGAAGCCATGCTCAACGCGGGGACACCCTGTCCCAAGGATGGGTTGGTGGGGGATAAAGCTAGGTTAGCTTGGGAAATGCAAGCTGTTGAAGATCAAATTGAGTATGAACAAAATAGTCCAGTAAGGAATATATTTGATGGTAATACGGAAACAAAAATTGGGCTGGGCGTTATTTTTAGCACTCTTGCCTTCTTACTCGCAATGTGAGCCATACACATACGGGACAACTGGAAACGCCGCAGGGACTTCTCTAAGCTGGACTATGGCTAATGTTTTGCCAGAAGGTATTGGGCTAGATGTAAATGGGTTAATTTACAAATATACTACTGTAAAAAATCCAGAGGACGATATGCTTGTCCATGTTGGTAATTTAAATGCTAATGGCGACGGATACACATTCAAAGAAACTGATGATTGGTCAGGAGTTCCAAGCAATACAATCGCAAAATCTTTTTCATTGCCAAATATACCATCAGCCCATTGGGGAAATGGCTCGATTGAAGTTGAGGGAACAGGTGAAGTTAAAGACGCTATAGTCATATATAGTTATAGGCTTGATAAATGTTTTGACCCACAGGCTGACCCATCATGTGCTGGATATAGGCAACCAGTACCGCCTGTTATTGAATATGAAATATATAACGCTTTAGATGATAATGCTGTTGTGGATAATATAGATGTAAAAGCTGATGCGGATTATGATGAAGATGAAGCAAAGCGTGATGAAGACGAGGAAAAAGAAGAACAAACAAGAATAGAGTTGGGTCTAGCTCAAGCTGAAAATGCATTAACTCTTACACTTGATCAGGGGCAGTCGCAGATCATCAACGCTATGAATTCATCGACTAATATCGACACATACTATAATTCTAAGATTAATGGTGGTATATATAAGGATAAAGTAGTTTTAAATGGTGGCAATTTGCCAGATAATAAAAAAGGTTTAAGAAATAATTTAGCACAGCAACTTCTGCATAATCAATTAGTGGACTTGCAATATGATTAAAAGGAAAAGAATGATGAAATATTTAAGTACAATTTTTATATTACTGGCTTGCCCAGCAGTAGCAAATGTTGACATTGTTGGAAGTGTCGAGGCCAAATGCGTAATTCAAACAACAAAATCTGGTGTATATGGAAACCCTATTGCCAGTAAATTAAGCACAACACCCGCTGATGGTGGGGTTTTGCCTGTAATAAGATATGATGTTTCTATAGCTGATGCTTATACAGCTAATATCACTCACCCAACATCTTTTAGTTCATCGCCAACTTTATCAGATACAGTTGCATGGACAGGCAGTACAAGCGTTACGCAAACGTCTGTTGCTGGAATGTCAGCATATGAAGCCGCAAAAACTGTGGTGGACAGTACGACCATATTCGATTTGACATTGGCTGGTTCTACTTGGTTTTCTACAGCTTCAAGTGCAGTCTATGGACAAGCTAAACCTTTTTCTGGGGGTACATATACCGCTTCAGTAGTAGCAACGTGCATACCAAAGTAATATTATTTACCATACTTGGGTTTATGTTGGGAACTTATGCTCAATCACATGAGCAAACCCCAGCGTATCCTAGAATATTACCTTCTCACGTCGAAGGCGTGGTTAAGGTGCAATTACGATTATTGAACAGGCGAAAAGAAATAAATTATTATGAAATTGGTTTGTTTGACAAGAATTTTGAAGAAATGGATTTTACCACAAAACGCAAAATAATAAAAATAGATTATCAAGAAAAAGTAGATTTTGATATTTATTTAAGAAAATCTGATTTAAATAAGGCAGTTTATATTTGCACTGCCTCAAAAATTTTAAAATCAAATAAATCAAGGGCGGTAGTATCGTCTTTAGTATGTTCAAAATTAGGTGGAGAACCACTATGAAAAAATTAAGTAAAAAAATGGTAAGTGAGCAAAAAAGATTAAAAAAAGAAATAGATGAAAAGCTTTTGCAAATAGCTGATGGGGCAGGGTCAGATAGTAGAAATGAATATTACAAAGCAAAAGAAAATTTATTTTACTGGGTCACAGAAAAACATGTCGAAGGTTATGAGGTATAAAAAATTAGGTGGAGAACCACTATGAGATTAGTATTTATATTATGTTTTTTGGCTAACATAGCAACGGCAGAGAACAGTTCTTTGTCACTTGCTTTGCCAAGCCCACCTATGAATTATCAGTCAGATAGTTTCTCTACAGGAAATATGAGATGTAGCAATTCTGTAGGTGGCGGAGTAAATCTTGAATATGGCGTTACAGGTGTTCTTTCTGGATTAGATACAAACAGCAAAGGGCGAGATATAGGTGTTTATGCAAGAATAGTTATTCCACTGGATAAGCCAAAAGCGCGTATCAATTGTAATGACTTATACCAGATAGAGCTGGCACAGCGCAGATTGGAAATACAAAAACTACGTGACGAAATCGAAGCACTTAAAAACTTGCAAAATGTTGAAATGGAGTTTGAGGACTGATGGTGGATACAACAAAAATTGCAGATGATATTGACGGATTGGCTGACAAAAAAGTCAAAGTTGGTGGTTTTAAGCTGACTTTTGGGTCAATTATGGCTATACTTGCGTTTCTAAGCACAATCACAGGAACTTTATATGGAGGTTTTCTGATGTGGCAGAAGGTCGAGGCTGTTGCTGGCCTTGATTTAGATGAATATCAGGCTGAAATTAGATTTATAGATAATAAGATAACAGCATTAACGGAAAAATCAGAACAAGGGATAGATTACACACGCGACATTAAAAATAATTTAAAAAATGACATTCTTAGATTAGAAAAACAGTCGGATAGAACAGAACAATTAGTTCGTAATGTTTTAGATGATGCGCGTGATATGATTGACAAAGCTTCTAGGCGCTTTGAAACACAAAGAGAACAGCTAAGAAGTACACAAAAAGGCGATATGGCAGAGTTAGAAGCTCGGCTAGAGAAGTTAGTGCAAAGGGCTTTAGATAATCCCCTTGCAAATTAGGAGTAAAAAAATGACTGAATTTGAAAAAGCTGATTTGGATGGAAATGGTACTATTGACCAAGCTGAATGGGATAGAATAGCATTTGAAGATAAGCGCTTAAAAATGCTCGATGACGATGCACAAAGGGATGCCCAGCGCAAGATGGCTTGGTTCTGTTTATGGGGCATGTTACTATATCCAGCAGGGGTAGTTATCACCAGCGGATTAGGATTAGACAAAGCCGCAAACATTATTGGTGATATGGCCAGTATATACTTTTTAAGTGTTGCGGGCGTAGTAGGTGTTTTCTTTGGTGTTACTAAAATGGGTGGCTCTAAGTCAAAAAATGGTGATTAATTATGTATCAATATTTTGTAAAAAATGTCTTAAAAGTCGTTGATGGTGATACTGTAGATGTAGAAATTGATCTGGGCTTTGATTTGACTAAAAAAGAACGTGTTCGCTTGGGTGGAATAGATACACCAGAAAGTAGAACTAGAGACTTGGAAGAAAAGAAACTAGGTCTTCAAGCTAAAGATTATCTCAAAAGCTTAATCATGAACGCTGATAAATTAATTGTTAGAACAGAAAAAGATGGTAAATTCGGAAGAATGATTGGGTATTTATATATGAACCCTGATGCAACAGTATCTTTAAATCAAATGCTCATAGATGAAGGTTTCGCGTGGATGTATGATGGCGGTACTAAGAAAAAGGATTTGCAAGAATTACTTGATAAAAGGAGAATGCAATAATGTTAGCAAGTTTAATAGGACCAGTTACTGGTTTATTGGATAAAGTTATTGAAGATAAAGATCAAAAGGCCGCTTTAGCTCATGAGATCGCCACAATGTCCGACCAGCACGCTCAAGAGGCACTTATGGGGCAACTTGAAATAAACAAAGCAGAAGCCTCTAGCGGCTCTTTATTCAAAGGTGGATGGCGACCATTCATAGGTTGGGTTTGTGGATTTGCTTTTGCTTATCATTTTGTACTGCAACCTCTTATTGTCTTTGGAGTTACGGCGGCTGGTGTAGATATGCCAGCTTTACCAGAATTTGACATGGGTAGCTTGCTTACAGTTATGATGGGTATGCTAGGTTTAGGTGGACTTAGATCAGTTGAAAAACTCAAAAAAATTGAGAAATAAAGGAATAGAAAATGAAACTTACTGATGATCAAGTAAATGAATTACTTCATGGCAACTCAAATTGGTCAGATTGGGTGAAGCCAATGCAAGAGTTATTGCCACAATATGAAATAAATACGCCAGCACGTATTGCTGGTTTCATAGCTCAATGCGGTCATGAAAGTTTAAATTTTACAGTTTTAGAAGAAAATTTGAACTATTCAGCGAAAGGTTTGAACGCAATCTTTCCTAAATACTTCAAAAATGCTGGCAGAGATGCAGAGAAGTACCATAGAAAGCCTCAAGACATAGCAAACGTAGTATATGCTAATAGAATGAAAAATGGTGATACTGAGAGCAATGATGGTTGGAAATTTCGTGGCCGTGGGGTCATTCAATTAACTGGCCGTTCAAACGTCACAAGATTTGCAAATGATATGAATATGGCAATTTCAGAAGCAATAGAATATTTAGAAACAAAAATGGGTGCTTTGCATAGTGCTTGTTGGTATTGGGATAGTAGAAACATCAACAGATCAGCAGATGATGGTGATATTGTTACTATGACCAAGCTAGTTAATGGTGGGACTATAGGAATTGAAGACAGAAAACATCATTACGCTAGAGCCATAGAAATACTAGATGGCACATATGTTCCAAAACCAAGTCCAATTTTGCTGAAGGTTGGCAGTACAGGCGATAAAGTAAAAGATATTCAAGAGGCTTTAGGTCTTGATGCAGATGGGCATTTCGGCAGAGTTACAAAAGCAAAAGTAATGGAATGGCAACAATCAAACGGATTAACTGCTGATGGTATTGTTGGAAGTAAAACCTATAAAAAACTAATAGGATAAGTAATGATCACTAAAATTGCTCATCGTGGAAAATTATCACAAGGACAAATAACTCGATTGGGTGGTTTAATCGCTTTTGTATGCGGAAGAACGCCATATGAACACATAATGAAAGATTTATATGAGAATGATTTTTTAATTCAGGAAAAATCAGAGCCAATATTAACTAATAAAGGAAAAAATGAATTAAATAGGTTGACAGCAATGGCGGGCTTGCGTCCAGAACATTATGCAGATATTTAGTTTCGGTGGGGCGTAAATCTAATTCGGGCAAAAGAACTTAGATAGATGTGTTACCAAATGCGCTACATTTAAATTCATCGCGCCCCACACGATTTTTCTTATTTTAATATTAATTTATCTCTAGGTAAATCATACTTATCAACAACTCTTTCTACTGTTGGAAGTGATAAGTGAAGTGCATATGCAATTTGAATGTTGTTTAAGTTCATAACCAATAGCCTGTTTATGGTGATGGTTTGTTTATTAACAACAATATAATCCAACTCTTTTTGTTTTCTTTTGTTGGCCGCAATTGCTTTTTGTTGTGAGATACGCCCTCTATCAAACTTAGAATGAGTTTCCTCACCACCATACCTTTTTTCTTGTTTGGCCTTTAAGCGCATAAGCGCGGCGGTTTCAGCTTCAGTTGGCTTTCTTCCATGCGCCTTCTTAAAGCTATCAAGACTAATTTCCACATTACTTAATGAAATACTCATATTCTATATCCCTTTCCTGTTTGTATTTCTTTCCACTTTATAAGCTGTTCTTTCGCTTCAAAGTATTGTTTTTTTGCACTCAACGGACTGTCTTTATTTGTCCATTGAGTGTATTTTTCATTCAAGGTATCCACTAAGTTCTTGTGAATATCCTTTAATTCCAAAGGCAACTCTTTCACTTTGTTGCCTCTTTTACTGGCTTAATAAATTTTAAATCATTTTCTTTGCAGAAGTGATACAATTGCTGACGATGCATACCCAATACTCTGGCCGCTTCAGCCATAGTATATCCCTGAACAATTTGTTCCATTATAAGGCCAATACGTTCAGCCTTTTGCATGTAGAGCAATTTTTTCCATTTACTTTGTATCATAATCCAATAATCCTTTTCATTTCTTTTACTTGGAAATATTCATTGTGCTGGGGATGGCGTGACATAAACAATCGCGCATAAAGGCCAAGAAAATCATTGGTTATCTTGTAGCGTTCTGTTGATGAATTGATTGTACTTTCCCAGCGCATTCTATTGCCTATCATCCAATGTGAACCGCGATCTGGTCTTTTAGATATTAACTGTAGAGTGAACTGCTCAAACATCTGATAGACTTCAGGTTCTGTCCTATAGTGGTACAAGAACCTAGTGGCCAAATCATCTTTTCTCATATTGTGCTTTGCACCATCTAAGAAGTTTATGAATTCATTTTCTGTTTCAAATTGCATTTTATAACCTTTCATTTGATTGATGGGGCTTTCGCCCCGTTTGATTAAACATTGATGTTTCGTATAATACTAACACCATCATTTAGTGGTTCGTATCTATCATCATTTAATACAGATACTTTAGTTGGGCGCTGTATTGTGGTTTGCTTAATACCATCGCGCTCGCCATGTTCTTTGATCTTTGCCATGCAGTTGATCAAAGTACCCTTGCTACCCCAGCAGTTTGTGCCTTTGTAGATAACAATATTATTATTCTCATCACGGCAGATATTGACATATGTTGTGCCGTAAAACCCATCAAATTCAACAACGTGCTGTACTGTCAGATCAAAAGATTGACGCTCGCCAACAACACCAACATGAACACAATTAACATCAGCCCCTTTGCGTTCAGCAAGTTGAGCCGCCCTTTTATCAATTATTTTCACAACTGCATCACGCTGTTTCTCAGTTAAAGAACCATAATCATTTAAAGCTGTTTCCATTTTGCCAAGAAAGCTATCTGGTTTATCATATTTTGCACCAGCTAGAAATTCTGTGATTTCTTGTGCGCGCTCATCATTAGCAAAAAACTTTTTAGAGCGACCTATAATAGCATTAGCTTTAATTCTGGCTTCAACAGCCGCTACATATCTTGGGTTATCCCATTTGTTTCCATAATCGTTTTCTGGGTAGTATGTCATTTTAATAATCCTTTTGCATTTGATAATGTAGATCATACAGCAAAACACAGCACTGTCAACTAATTGTTTACAACTTAATACTATACATACCTAACATTGATTTTTTCACTTTAGGATGCAGGGTATTTACATAATCATGAAACTGCTTTGGCGTTCCATCGATTGATAGATTATCACAAACACCTTGAGCTTCCCAAAACTCTTTATCAGGTGGGTTTGTATTGCATCGGCACTTTTCATGCATTGTGACCTCATCATCCATGTGGCAATGCTGATACGGGTACGAAACCACACCCGTATCTTTGCATTCATTGCACTCGTAAGCGCTCATGATTTGTCAGCCTGAATAAGCTCATCCATGCGTTCCAAGTAAATATGAATAGCATGATGCAAATCTGTTAGGCTGGCATTCTCAGCACATTCCCGAATAGTCGTGAATTGATGAGGCTTGCCGTGTGGGTAGACCCTAGACCTTAAATCGCCCACTGGTGCATCAGCCGCAGTAAACGGCTTTCTGGGGTATTCTGTGGACGTGTCAGGCGATGTTACGGCCGCACGTATATGCTCATTGAGCTTATCGGTAGTAGAAGTTGCACCACCAACTTTCTTTTCATTTAGGAAATCCAACAAAGCCGCCTTATCAGTTGGTACTTCAGTTGAGGTAGTAACGCCAAAAGCTTTTTTAGCTTCTGCTTGTGTGCCTACCCAGCTTCCAATTCCATTAGTATACAGTTTCATTCGAATGCGCCTCCTAGCGCTAGTTAATGGGGCAAATGCCCCGTTTAATTTATTTACGCTCAAAGTCAGCATACATTTGTAACATTTTATCCCAGCCCCATTTCACGAATTTGGCGAGATCATCACCTTCATCAATGCCATGATTAGAGGCAAATTGTTTCAGGGCTGAAGTAAGTTCCATTTCAGGAAACTCATGAACCAGATCAATTGCTTCATTATAAGCTTTTTCCCAAGTTGCGTTCATATCAATGCGCCTCCTAGCGCTAGTTAATGGGGCTTTCGCCCCAGTTGAATTATACAGACTTTTTAAACCCAAATGGTGAGCAATCATAAGATACACCATCAGCAATAAATCTATCTCCCATCATTGAAGATCGCTGACCTAAACCATCTTCTCTATGCTTCAAAACAGTTACCTCATTATTATAATCACCATTTGCAATTGAGTTACCATCTTTCAAAGTGAAAGAAGTTTTTTTGATAGACCAAGAACCCTCAATGTTATTTGTCCAGCGGTATGCATACTCAAGACAATCATTAGTTGTTCCAAACGCAGATATTTCTACTGGAATTTTCACTTCAGCAACTGGTGTATAATTAACAACATTGCCTGTTTGGCGGTCACGATTTGCATGTTCTACTGTGATTTTCATAATTTATATTCCCTATGGTTGCGAGGTGAACCCTCATTTGATAAACAATCTGTAAAGCTTATGATTACAAATGTAAACAGTTAATTTACAAATAATTAAAAAAAGTTAAAAAAAGGAGCAGGGAAATGTTAAAAACACTAGAATTTAAGGTGATGGGCGCACCAGTTGGCAAGGCTAGACCAAGATTTACTAAGTCAGGGCATGTTTACACAGCTTCCAAAACAAAAGATTATGAAAAGTCTGTAGGTCAAGCGGCGTGGGTGGCAATGCTCAAGGCTAGATTAAGGCCAACAGATAAGAGGGTAAGCGTAATTATGTCTCATCATTTTAAAATTCCCAAATCATATTCAAAAGCAAAAGTAATAGCTTGTCAGGCTGGTAGCATAATTCCTCCAACGTATGATTTAGACAATTTAGCAAAATCCATATTGGATGGGTGTAATAAAATTGTGTGGGATGATGATGCTTCTGTTTGGCATTTAACTTGCTTTAAAAGATATTGTGATGTTGATGTTGAACCACACACACAAGTCAGAATACAGTGGGATGACGGAAGGCCAGAGAAAAATATATTATGATACCAAGATTTATTTTTGATATGGATGGGACTTTGACTGATAGTGGCTCGAAAATTGACCCATCATTCGCGGAAGTATTCAAACATTTTTGCTATGATAATTATTGCTATGTTGTTTCAGGTGCTAAATACAATCAAATAAGATGGCAATTAGGTGATGAAATATGCAATAATATAGATGGTATTTTTTCTTGCGCTGGGAATGAGCATTGGATTGAAGGAAAGCTAATATCAAAGAACACATGGACACCATCACCATATTTAATAGCTGTACTCGCAAATTTCTTAGCAATTTCAGGTTATCCACACAAAAACGGCAAACACTTTGATTTCAGAAATGGTATGTTTAATTTTAGCGTAGGCGGTCAAAATACAAATCCATCAGATCGCAAGATTTATATTGATTGGGATAATTATAGTGAAGAAAGATTGGCAATAGTAAATAGAGTAACGTCAAATTTTCCAGATATTGATTGTGTTGTTGCTGGTGATACTGGGGTTGATATTTATCCAGTTGGTAAAGATAAAAGCCAAATTTTAGAAAATTTCTTTGATCAAGAGACAATATTTTTTGGTGATAGCATAACTAATTATGGAAATGATTTTGAAATAGCTAAATATTGTGACGTTGTTTATGAGGTGGCTAGTTGGCAAGAAACAAATTTAACATTAATCGCCAACTATTTTAATGTGCAATAAGAATAATCAGCACCATACATTTCACGCCATTTTATCGGCTCTTTGTGAATAGCGATTTTAGTTTTGTCATTACCCCATAAGCCTTGGTGGTGATCTTCACATAAAGGGATAGCAGTGCTGTCTGGACGCTTTGCACCACTGAACCTATCATGAATAGGATGGTGCGCCGTTGTGGGGCTTCTTTGGACTTCGCCGTATTTTTGGCAGATACAGCATCTTTTTTGTCTGATTTCTTTAAGGAATTTTTCATCTTTTTTCGCCTTTGGTTTTTTTAGTCCAATAGATGCTTTACCAGTTAGATTTGACATTGCGTTATAATTTAAGCCCTTTTGGACGTATTTTAGGTTTAACACTAAGACCAGAAACTTTATCTGTCATAATGCATTGAGCCATACTATCCATATCTTCATATGGTTTATATGCGGCTGGTAATGCGTTTCCACACTCGTATTCATTACTATACAGTGTTTTCTTCTCAATTTCTACACCAGCTACGACATATGTTAAAACTAGAAATGTGTAAAAAGTCATTTTGTGTACCTTTCATTTTGATTTGCAATTAGACCTACAAGCCAGTTGGGGTCATAATTATAGATGTTTATTTTTCTTTTGCTGGTTTGAACCCAAGTATTTTTGTGTCCTATTCCCATTCGTGTGCCAGCTATTTCCCATCCCATAGATTGCCAGAAAAAATTACTTTCCAAATCATCAGCACAACCAGCATCAAATGACATTGTGCCAATAGATAATCCCCATTTCACAACACTATTTAATAACATTTTACCTCTCTCAAGCTTTCTGGCATCTTCCTGAAGGCATATTTGTGCTATCTTTCCCTTTCTGTATATTGCGTTTCTTTTGCCGAAACTGGCCAAACAAAAACCAACAAGATCATCATTTACAGTACATATGAATAATTTGTCATTGCATACAGGAGACCATCTTTTACCCGTTTTAATCCCAGTGATAGCCGCTTCATAAGCCATTTTAGGAATGAACCCTAAACTAAGGCTTTCTTTTTTGCTCAGACTAATAACATATTTAACGTCTTCTAACTTTGCTTCTCTGACAATTGTTGTTTCTATAACGGACATTTCATTAGTTCTCTAACAATTCCATTGGGTCGAATTCTAAAGCTGTTGAAAGTTTTTCTAAAGCTGTTTCAAAATATTTATTGAATTCGTCTTGGGTCATTTTTTCATATGCAGTGCTATCAGCCGTGTAATAAACATCACCAGTAAAAGCGTTCAGAGTGGCCTTATAATGCCCACACAGCATCTTTAGATCATTATGTAGGTGTTCACTGGTAGCCCATTTGTTTGTAGACTGAACGGCTTTTTTTAATATTTGCCAGTACAATTTGTGTTGTGGTGGTGATCGTTTTTTCTCTGGCTTCAAGGTAAATAGTGACCCATCTGACATGAATTCTATTTCTTCAGCATCATAAGATGTGACGGGCAAGAGGTGACCTTGCCCTTTCATCACTTGTATATTTGGCTTTGATTTCTTCAAAACCAAGTTTTCTTGGGTTCTGAAAGCGGAAATGCAATGCTTCCAATTTTAGTTTGAACATCCTTATCATCCCATCTTGTTTGTTCATCTGTATGAAAGCGCTCATCAATCCAGTCATTTGTACCAACTTTAACTGTAACCCTATAATACTGACCTGTTCTATCTTCATTAGATCGTTTTTTTGCATTACTTACTAATTTTGCACCTGTTGGGTCAGTTTCTACAAGAAGCCATTCATTGCCTTTTTGATCTTTTGCAAGATGCAGTGCAACTCTATCACCAACGGCCATTCTGGCGGCTTTGGCAGTTTCTAAGTTGATTGTGCATGATAGCTGTGGATTGATTGACGTATTTTCACCAGTATAAATTTTAGCAAAACTATTGTTGGAAATTTTTGTAGCTGGCTTTGCAGAAGCTAATTTTTTAAATTCAAACATTTAATTACCTTTCTAAAATGGTATCTCATCATCAAGATTATTTTCATTAGATGAGCTGGGAGCTTGATAATTGTTTGTTTCTTGCGCTGGTCTTCCACCTACAAGTTCACATTCAGAAACGTTTACATCATGGTATATTTTGCCACCGCTTAAACGGATATTTAATTCACCATCAATATAAACTTTTGTCCCTTTTCTTAAATATGGCAATAAACCATTACCTCTTTTTCCCCAGAGACTGCATCCTATAAACGCAGGGGCTTCATCTTTTTTTCTTCTATTATTAACAGCGACTGTGAATTTGGTAACATGTGTAGCACCAACTTCAGAATTTTCAGCATCTTTAATTAGATTGCCGATTAGGCTTAATTTAAGCATTTAATATTCCCTCTAGTTTACTTAGATATTTTCCCAGATCGCCCGACCTGTTCCTTTTAAGGGTGACAGATCGAACCTCTAGGCCGTATTTAATAATTACTTTCCCACCATTAATTCAGTCTTTCTTTTCTGGTGAGCCTCATGCATTTCATTGTACTGCCATTCAGCAATATCTTTGTTGTGATTTAAAAAGCGCATGAATTTATCTTCATTGTCTGCAAACTTTTGTGAGCTACAGTCTTCATAGAATTGTATCCAAGCTTCACATTTTTGGTCTACATTAGCTACAGTGAAGGGCTTTTCATTGCTATCAATGGCCGCTTTCTTTCTGTCTACACCCACTATTTCATTAGCTGATGCATATTGCCCACCATGTAGGCCAAGTGAAGCCAGAGCGCGTCCAATTGCTGATGTTTCACATACCTCAACTGCTGATGTTTTAGTGATGTATGATGAGCCTCTAATTTCTTCAGCAAGCCCAGAGCCAACTATAAATCCATCGGCTGTTCTTATTTCAGCTTTGATGATCACAGCATTACCATCATTTAGTATGATGTTAGTTTCAATGCCCAGCTCACCACCAAATTCACGACGAAAAGCTTCAACACGTTTTGCAACTTCAGTGTATTGCTTACCGCCTTTCTGTTTAACGCCATGTGTTTCATTTAATGAGGATACTGCATCCATTGCTTTGATAAATTTATCGCTCATCAGAATTCTCCTTTTGTATTCTTTCCCATTCAACAAGAGCATCATCAAAGTATTCTCCGACCAGCCTAACAGCGCCAGCAGGGAATTGTTGTGTTTGATACATTTGTTCAGTAAATTTTGGGTCGGTTTCAGATTTCACAATTAAATTTAATGTATAGTCTGCAATCTTGTTGAATACGTGCGTTCGCACGAATGCTATAGGTGGTTTTATCATGTTTTTTTCTCCATTTGATGTAGTCACACTAACGCCACTCGCGTAAGTAGTCAATATTTCTGTTGTGTTTTTATTAATTATCTGTCAGAAACTAAAAAGAGCCAGCGGTTAAAACTGGCTCTTAATATCAAATGAAAGTGTCCAAACACTGGGAAGTAATGTAAACACTGCATACCTTCTGACACATAATGGACACTAAAACAAGTGCATTATACTAGATATAGTATATGTGAAGGGAAAGGAACATAAACATGTCACACTTTATGACAGCGATTGCAATGCAACAAAAGGGGTTAAGAGCAACAACTAAAATTGTTTTATATTGGTTAGCAGATCACTATAATGGGGAAACTGGTCGATGCTTTCCAAGTATAAAAAGATTAGCAAAGTTGTCTGAAATGTCTGAACGTTCAGTGCGTTCACAAATTGATGTGCTACAGGCAATGCAATTAGTTGAGATTAAAACCGCATTTAGAAAAGATGGTCAGCAAACCAGTAACAACTACATACTACATCTATCTGAAGACATGGCATCTGGGGGGGTGCAAAATTTGCAGGGTGGGGGTGAAAATATTGCAGGGGTAGGTGTGCAAAATCTGCATACCAATAACCTTGTAAGTAATAACCAAGGAAGTAAACCAGTATTAAGATCATGTGAGATTGGTTTTAAAAAGTTTTGGAATGACTATCCAAGAAAAGTTGGTAAGGCAAATGCTCAAAAGGCTTTTGATAAAGCATCACAGTCAGTTGGTGTTGATAAGATACTTGAAGCTGTTAGACCTTTTGCAGATAGTGTAGAAAAAAAAGAAAAGAAATATATACCTCACCCTGCAACATGGCTTACTCAAGGCAGATGGGATGATGAATTGGAAGAAATAGCACCAAAATCATCAGCAGATTATTTGGATAGCCTGTTTAAAGGCGGAGTTTTAGGAGTGTCAAAACAATGATGAATTATGAACAAAGAAAAAGAATGATTTCACATTGGCTCTTTGAAACCTTAAAACGCTATGAAGCACCAGCCCATTTTAATGAAAGCGCAAGTCGTGAAGAAATGATTTTAATGGTGGAAGATATAAATTCTGAAATACCAAGTGTAAATGATGGCATGTGTAAGCTTCTATTGGAAAGAACAGCCCAGCATGTTCGTAAAAACTATACTTCAAGGCGTTGGCCAACAATAAATGCATTCATTAAAGGAATAAAAGAACATAGGGAACGCATAATGGATGAGCAAACAAAAGAATTACCAGCTCAAGATTATAGTAATAGCCCATTGTCTTATGCTGATAGAATTATGATAAGGCGAATAAAAGAAGGTGAAGCAATTCCAGACAGCTATCTTGACCCTACAAGCCGTGGCAGACAACATTTGATAGAACAGGGCGCAGTTCTTGAAGTTGATTTTGAGAAGTATTTTCCACCACAAACAAGAATAGCATGAAAATTGGTATTACAGCATCAGCATTTGACTTACTTCACTCTGGACATGTGCTGATGTTGCAAGAGGCCAAGACAGTATGTGATCATTTAATCGCCGCATTACACATAGACCCATCAGTTGAAAATGAAGCTAAAAATAAACCTATTCAAAGCATTGTTGAAAGATATGCACAAATTGATGGAGTTAAATATGTTGATCAAGTCATACCTTATCAAACAGAAAGTGATTTGATTGATATTATACAGCTCTATAGGGTTAACATTCGTATCATCGGTGAGGAATACAGGTATAAAAACTTTACAGGTAGCCGTATGGGTATAGAAACCTATTTTAATGCTAGGAAACATAATTTCTCATCATCAAATTTGCGTGAAAAAGTAGCTAATATTGATATATCTGGAAAACCCAACAATTAAGTGTATAATGAGGGCGTGAACAAAAGGATTAAAACAATGTCAGAAGACATACAGGTAACAGAAGATAAGGGTAAAACGGGGCCTAAAGGACCTCGCAAAAACCTTGATGACTTTCAATTAATGCAGTTGAAAGAGCTTATTAATATGTTCTGTACTGTTGATGAATGTTGTTCTGTACTCGATATGGGTTCAACAACTTTAGACACAAGATTAAAAGAACATGGATATGCTAATTTTCGGGACTTCCATAAAAAAGAATTTGATGTAGGTAAAACAAGCCTAAGACGCGCTCAATGGTCATTAGCTGAAAGTGGTAATGCCACTATGCAAGTATGGCTTGGTAAGCAGTATTTAGGGCAGAAAGACAAAACAGAAATCACTGGTGAAAATGGTGGTTCTTTGTTTGGTAAAATAGAATGTACGTTCCTTGACCCACCAACAACAGAATAAAGAGCAAAGTTTAAGCTTTCAGTGGCCACATTGGTCACGTTCCTTGTTTAAAGGCACAAGAGGGCATCCCAGATACAGGGGTGCAAAAGGTGGAAGGGCATCAGGTAAATCTCACTTATTTGCTGAAAAGGTTGTATTTAGGTTACTGGCAGATGCAGACACAAAGGTAATTTGCATTCGGGAAGTACAGAAATCATTAGAATTCTCTGCAAGGCAATTATTGGTCGATAAGATTTCAGAGCTTGGTGTTGATCAATACTTTGAAGTACAGGCAAACAGGATAAATTGTAAATTTGGAACAGGTGTTGTTATATTCCAAGGTATGCAAGATCACACGGCAGATAGTGTAAAATCTCTTGAAGGTTTTGATATTGCGTGGTGTGAAGAGGCTCAGTCTCTATCAAGGCGTTCTCTTGAGTTGCTTGACCCAACATTAAGAAAGCTTGGTAGTGAAATGTGGTTCACATGGAATCCATACAAGCCTGAAGACCCTGTTGAAGAAATATTTAAAGACAATGAAAATTCTGTTCTTGTTCATGTAAATTACAAAGAAAATCCACATTGTCCTCCAGCAGTTAAAGAAATGGCTGAAAGAATTAGGGGTCAAAACATAAAAAAATATAATCATGTTTGGCTTGGTGACTACTTAACTGAAGTTGAAGGTGCGTTATGGTCAGGTGAATTGATACAGGCAACTAGAATAAACAAAGATGATTTGCCAGATTTATCAAGAATTGTTGTAGCAATTGACCCTGCTGTCACTGGTGGCAAAAATTCAGACGAAACAGGCATCATTGTGGCTGGTAGAGATGCACATAGGCAAGCTTATTATATACTAGAAGATGCAACATTGCGTGGCTCTCCTGAACAGTGGATAAGGCGCGCAATATCAAAATATCACGAATATCAAGCTGATCGAGTTATAGCTGAAGTTAATAATGGTGGTGATTTGGTCGAAAAGTTGATAAAAGATAGTGATAGGAGTGTATCGTATCGTGCGGTGCGTGCTACGCGGGGCAAGATGTTGAGGGCAGAACCAGTTGCGGCACTTTATGAAAGAAATCAAGTTTTTCATGCGGGAAAGTTTCCAGAGCTAGAAGAACAGATGATTTTTTACAACGGAAGTGGTAATGTAAGCCCAGATAGATTGGATGCGTTGGTCTGGGCAATTACAGAATTATCGCAGTCTACAGGAAATGCAGTTTGGAGAATTACATAATGGGCGTATTTAATAACATAAGAAATGCAGTTTTTGGGCAAACACTGCAAACTAAGGAAGCCCCAAAGGTATATTTATCAGGAACTGGTGGATTTACATATACAAGAAAAGATAATTTCAATGCATATGCAAGAGAAGGTTATCAGCAAAATGCTATAGTGTTCAGGTGCGTTAATGAGATTGCAAATGGTGCGGCTTCAATTGGTTTTAAAGTATATCAAGGCGATATGCAGTTAGAACAGCACCCATTAGTTTCCCTTCTCAAAAGACCAAACCCAACTCAAGCTGGTGTGGAATACTTCCAAAGCTTATATTCTTACTTGTTATTGTCTGGTAATTCATATGCTCTGGCCAGCGCAATAAATCAAATGCCTAACGAATTATATTTATTGCGTCCTGATCGTATTGAGATTGTCCCAAGTGAAACCACTGTACCAAAATCATATAAATATAAGTTAAACAATAAAACAGTTGCTAATTATGAAGCTGACCCAATGACAGGTCAGAGTGAAGTAAAGCATTTTAAGATGTGGCATCCATTAGATGATTATCTTGGTTTATCACCATTAATGGCGGCGGCTGTAGATTTAGACGTTCACAACATGATCGCAACACATAATGTTGGATTATTAACTAATGGTGCAAGGCCATCAGGTGCTATTGTGTTCAAACCAAAAGACGAAATGGGCGCTCGTATAGAGCTAACAGATTCACAGCGTAAACAAGTCAGCGATGATTTAGGGCAACGCTTCACAGGCCAAAAGAATGCAGGGCGGCCAATGTTGCTTGAGGGTGATTTCGATTGGAAAGAGATGGGCATGTCTCCAAAAGATATGGATTTTCTACAGCAAAGGAACACAGCGGCTAAAGATATTGCCCTTTGTTTCGGTGTTCCTTCACAACTCATTGGCATACCTGACAGCCAAACATATGCAAATGTTCAGGAAGCAAGGTTGGCTTTATATGAGGAAACAATTATTCCTTTAGCTAAACGTGTTGAGAGTGACCTGAATGAGTGGTTAGCACCTAGCTTTGGTGACAATATACGCATTGAATATGATATTGATGGCATCCCAGCTATGACTGAACGCAGAAAGCGCATATATGAAAACGTGGTCGCGGCAGTACGCGAAGGTATTATTAGTCGAAATGAAGCGCGTGAAAGAATTGGCTTAGAACCTATAAGTGGTGGTGATGAAGTATTCATAGCGGCCAACTTATTCCCATTGGGTGGTGTTGAGGTTGCACAAGATGAAGGGCTAGAACCTGAAGATGCGGCCAAGCAAGCTTATGGAACAAAATCAGAAGTTCGCAAAGATGTTTTCACAACAGAAGCTGAAGCAGTTGAAAGAGCTGTTGAAATAGGTTGTGTAGGCTCACACAGCCATACAGAAGACGGACAGATCATTTATATGCCCTGCAACACCCATTCAGAGTATGAAGACGCTACAGGTGAGGATTTAAAAGATGCTGAAGGTAAGGCTGAAAGTGATGTTGATACTGTTCCAACATCAGCAATGGCCAGAAACGGGCGCAGAGCGTTAGATTTAAGAAAAGAATATGGCCGTGGAATGACCCCAGTGGGAGTAGCTCGTGCAAATCAATTAATTAACAAAGAAAGATTATCACCAAGAACTGTCAGGAGAATGCACAGTTTCTTTAGTCGTCATGAGGTCGATAAAGAGGCAGAAGGTTTTAGGCGTGGTGAGGAAGGTTGGCCAAGTGCTGGTTTAGTCGCGTGGTTAGGCTGGGGTGGTGATGAAGGTCAGAGCTGGGCAAAGCGTAAAACTGCTGAACTGGATAAAGAAAGATCAAAGGCGGCTAAATAAAAAAAGGGGGCTTAATTGCCCCCTCATCTTATTTCGGTCTATCGAGTATTAATATTCTGCCCTCATCAACTTTCTCATAAACAAAATCCATATCCCTCATTGCATCAGCATCTTTTTTTTCTGATGCTTTTAGGTAATCTGCATTAAGTTCATTTAGATCATCCCAAGTAACAAATTTTTTCATTAACAATTTATGTGGCATTTAAATGTTCCCTAAATAATGAATGATATGTGGCAAATGCAGTACGCCATATACAAAAGCTATAATTACTGCTGAATTTATGATAAGGTGTTTGTAATCGAGTGATTTTTTCATTTGGTTTCTCTCCCTGTTTGACTAGCCCCCTTCTTATCGAGGGGGGCTTTTTTAATTTATTTATAAACTTTAACCAATGTTCGGTAATGGGCGCGCTGGATATTGTAACCACCAGCGATGATTGTATCGATTGATACGCGCTTCTGACCAGCTTCTGTTTGAACTTCAAAGTAACCATTAAAGCCATCATTGCTAAAAATAACTTCACCACTATCTACATTTGTGATTTGAGCCTTAACAAGTTTATTAGAAATGCTTGCGTTACGTCTGGCTATTTTACTATCAACATGCTTGTTTGCTTTTTCAGTAATTGAAGCATCATTATAATATCCACAACCAACAATCTCATACATACCCTTGCCGCCAGCAATGGCATAAAGAGTTTCATAATAATCATAATCGTTAGTTCTATACAATTCTTTAGCTTCATCTTTAGCTTCATATTCTTCAAGTGCTTTCTTGCGGTCAAAAAAGAATTTGATTTCTTCCTTACGAAATTGCTCATCGAATTTTGCGAAAGCTTCATCAAGTTTAGAGATGATTGAAGTGTAAGTTTTATTTTCAGTATGTAACATTGTGTAAGTCCTTTGATTAACATTTGATGTAATAACTAATAAAGCACAGGTAATATGCTGTCAACAATTTATTTACAAATAGTTTGATTTATTAATGTAAACTTGGAGTTGATTGCTGATCTCTTATAATTTGTGCATCAGTAAATCTTTTTTCTTTTCCATTTAACCAATACACACCAAACAAACTATCACTTGGGTCAAAAACATTTACCCTTTTTGATATTTGCATATATATACCAAAACAGGCATATAAAGTTATATATTTACCCTTATTTTCAAGTGAAGCTTTTCGGGCGTTTTCTTTTGCGTTAATTTCATTTTTACCAGCAAATATCATTTGAGTTCTCCTTAGTTTAACTAACATTTGATATAATAAGTATTAAAGCGTAGCCAATATAGTGTCAACAATTTATTTACATAATAATAGAAATAGACCAAAAAAGTTATTAATGGTATAAAAAGCTATGACATTTCCAGTATTTATCAAAGCCAGCAAGACTAGAGTTTCCATTGCAAAGGAAATTAAAGAGGTCAATCGCCTTAGAATGCAGTTTGAAAGGTCTATGACAAGTCGCCTGATGCTTGTGTTTAAGCGAACAGGGAAATCTGCATCAGCGGAATACATGCGCTCTGGGGATATTTATCAAAGCTTAATACCGCTAGAAAATGATCTAAGGAAAGTATTTGAAGCCAGCTATAGAGCTGTAATCGAGAAATTTGCAGATAGGGTTTACACAAATCGTAAGGCTGACAGGTTCAGCCAGTTGGTTTTTGATTATACGTTTATGAATGCTGGAGCTAAAATAACTGGGATTGCCGAAACTACAGGTAAACTTATCAATAAAGCTATACTTGATGGGGAAAAAGAAGGTTTAGGTGCATCAAAGATAGGGAAACTTATACAAGAGCGAACATTTGGAAGCATTGGTAGGTCTAGGGCTGTCACTATTGCCAGAACGGAAACTCATGCGGCGGCTTCATTTGCAACTGATACAGCTACAAGAGAGCTTGCATTACCAGCCCAACGCAAAAGATGGGTTTCAGTCTCTGATGCTAGGACTAGGACAGGTCACAGCGCCGCAAATGGTCAGGAAGTTGGTATAGATGAGAAGTTTTTAGTGCCATACAAGGGTGCTACTGTTGAAATGTCATATCCACATGATGGCTCTGGCGGCGCTGGTAACAACATAAATTGCAGATGTTTGGCTATTTATTTCACAGATGAGGATGCATTGTTTGATGATGCAACACCTGTCACACCAGTAGCGCCTGTTGTACCAGTACCACAAGTACCTGTTGCACCAGTTGACCCTATCAACATAAGCCCATTTAAGACTTATGCAGTAACCAATACATTCAAATCACCAGTAATAGACAGTTACAACAATGAGAGCTTCCCAGTCATGAAGCCCAAAGA